CAGGGAATCCACCAGCTTTGCGTCATAGCCGTCCGCAATCAGGTCCTGCGCTCTAGGACGGGTCCGCATCGCGCAATAAGTCGTCTCGCTTAGCCGCACCGTATCGCGGGCGAATGACATGTCCTCCGGCGGAACAACGTCAATGCAGACCTTGCCCTTGGGGGGGTATTTCAGGGTGTAGCTGTACGTCGGTTCGGTCGGGTATTCGCCCGGCTCCTCGCCTTCGTACTCTCCAACATCCTCCGCGATCTCGCTGACTTCGACGTTGTTCTGCTGCGCCCACGCCAGCGTCTGTTGCAGTTCAATGGCCGACTTGCCCTCGAACTCTTCCTCGCGTTCTTGCTCGTACTCTTCCCACCACCACGTGAAGACGCCCATCTTCGACAGACAGGCATCCTTGATCGCGGTGTAAAACAGCATGAAGCCGGGGTTTTCGTTCAGCACGACGTGATTGATGTAATCCGTCTCTTGCCGGGCCGATTCCTCGTCTTCCTCGCCGACCGGACGGAACGTCGCAACGTCATCCCCACCCGTGAAAATCTCCACAAGGTCGGGCAGGATCGTTTCCACGGCATCAGACACATCCGTCGAAATCGCCTTGGAGCGGTTCTGGATAGCCGGAACGTCCGGCATCTCGCCCTTGTAGTAATTGAGCGCCCGCTCCCGGTCAGAGGCGAGGTTCTCGTCCTGCTCAAAGCCCATCGCCGCACGACGTTCGTCTTGGACAAGCCTCAGCAGATCGCCGTCGTCGAGTTTAGCCATCGTCGCCCTTAGCCCCCACGCTCAGCGGCGCGTCGATAGTCGAGGATGGCCCCGAACATACCGCCACCGTGGACGTTGACCTCGTAGTCCGCGCCAATGAACAACTGGCAGGCATCGTCAGCCTCGGCCGCCCATGTCGGTGTAGTGTGGTATACCGCCGGCCCGACCCCGATCATCCGGTCATTCACGTTGTGGGCCTGTTCCGCCGCATGGGATCGGCCGTCAAGGTAGCAACCATCCCAGCCCCACGTATCAAACCGCTTCACCCCTAGCCGAGCGAACAACTGAATCGCGCAAAGCGTGATCGACACCGCAGTCGGAACCGGGTTCAGATGCTCAGTCTCTTGGTCCTCGACGTGCCAGATATAGACGTCCCGGTTTTTGAGGCGGTCGAACACGTCAGGATGGCACTTCGATGCGATCAGGTACTTGGTGTTCTCAGGCGGATCGTCGAGGAAGTTCACGACAAGCTGCTGCGGATCACAGGCCGCCCAATATGTCGGGCCACATCCGGTAAACAACCTCAACGCGCCATTGACCGCCAGAAGCGGTCCGGGCGGAGCATTGAGCTGCAGCGCGGTCGGTCCATTGGCAACAACCGACAGATGATCCTTGACGATCAAGTCATCCGCCGATGGCAACCCACGGGCAAGCGAACTCGCCACATGGGAGGCCGTATCGACGTCAGGTGTCTGAATCGCGAACTCAACCGGACCACTATGCACCGGCCATAACCACCCAGGTCACGGCGTCCTGCGCGAAGTAGATCGACGCCTTGCCCTTGGTCAGAACCGAAGCGGCATTGGTCGCGCCCGAACCAATCGCGTCGTTCGTGGCCGGGTAGACGTTGACGTTCGTGCCGCCCGCGTTGTGGATGCGGTACTCTCGGCCAGTACCGGCAGCCGGAAGCCTGACGCCCCGGGTCGTTGCAGAGACCGTCGTGACCACCACAACCGACTTCGTGATCGCCGTGGAGTCGGTCTGGCTGTTGGAACCTGCGGCCGTGGCGATCTGGGGCGTTCGGTTGACCGTTCCCGTCGTCGTCGTATCCGCAGCCGTCAGGGTCGTGAACGTGCCAGCAGCCGCCGTGGTCCCGCCGACGATGCCGTTGATGCCACCGGTCGTGATCGTGGCTTGAACCACGCCGTTCGCGGCCATGCCGAAGCTGTCAGCTCCGATCCAATAGAGGCCGGTGTTCGTATCACCGGAGAAGATCAGCGAGGGCGTGCCGACAGCGCCAACCGCGATGGTGGTGACGCCAGACGCGCCGATGGTGGTGAACAGGCCTGCAGCGGCAGTCGTCGCCCCCACCGTGCCGTTGACCGCGCCGGTAAACCCGGCGGACGAGAACGTGCCGACAGACGAGCCGCCAGCGGCCACGCCAAGCACATTGGCCGACGTGCGGAAAAGGCCAGTGTCGGGGTCCGACGTAAACCCGATGGCGGGCGCGGCGGCGGTGCCGTTGGCAAGACCCCAGACGCCGGTCGAAGAGCCCGAACCGGCGGCGATGGTCCCCGTAAACGTCCAGCCCTCGCCCTGCGAACCGGTGATACCGTATTTCTGACCGACTGTGGCCATGATGTAATCCCTTCTCTTCTCTTCTGTGGGATGGCCGAAATGGCCGTTCGCCCTTGCTGAACAAGGGGATGGGTGTATGGTTTTGGGCTGATCAACAGGAGGTCATGATGACCGACGAGGCCGATAAAATCGTTGCCATCTTGGAGGCCACTCGAACGCCCGGAACGCTTATCCCGTGGACGACGCCCGACTACTCAGCGTTCAACGCCGCCGTTGAGCGACTGGCGAAGCGGCTAGGCGTCGAGCCCTGCGGCGACAGCGTTGGCACAATGCTTCACGGCGGAGGTGGACGCCGCTACGAGCTTGTTGACCTCATGCACGCCATGCTTGACCGGTTTGATGCGGCTGGTGGGGGCGAGAAATGAGCGACGAAGCCGGAATATCCCGCGAGATCGAAAAGCTCATCCGATCATGCGTAGCCGAAGTCATTGCCAATCCCTCGATGGCCCCGGCGGGCATCGACGCCCGTCATTACGCATGGGTTCACGCTCATGAACGGGCGCTCGATGCGGCCCGAGAAAAGCTTGGCGGGGGTCCGTCGAACCAGGCCATTCGCCTAGCTCAAGCGGCGTGGGGCAGGTGTCTCGATGAAAGAAGCCCAGACGACCCAACACGCAAGGATGCCGCGAAATGACCGACAGTCCCCTTACCGAAGATCGGTAGATGATCCGCCGCGTCTTGAGCGCGGCTGAGCAGCTTTGGATCATCAGCAACGAGGCGGTTTCGATCAACCTTTCCAACACTCCATCAGCCCACGAGGTGCACATCATCGTCCGCTTTCGAGGCGCTGACCATGAATGCCTGGTTAGCGGCACCAACCTCGCGAGCGTGATTAACGAGGCCTTCGCCCTCATACCGCCCCGAACGACGTAACCTCCAGCCGCTGATAGGCCTTGTTGCTCTCAACGACAGGCTCGGCGAACGTCAGCGCGATTGCATCCCATTCGTCCGGTGAGCGCAGGCCGCGCCTCCGCATGTCGTCTTTGGATTCCAGCAGAACCCGTTGGTTAGTGTCCCGGCGATAGCCCGGCCCGCAAGCATCGACCTGCAATCCGTCCCGGTCGGGAATATCCGCCCCGCCCTCGTCTTCAAGCCACTCTTTGGACAGACCCCACATCTCCGCCCGACGATTGGCAGGCCCGGCCATCGGGCGACCGTCAATGTCCGTCTTGGGCGGGTGGATAGGCGACGAGGCGAAGTTGACCAACGTCATGACCGAACCGTATCCCCACGAGACCAGCACGTCATAGATACCACCACCACCGCCCGCATCTATGAAAGCCTTCTTCGGTTTGTCGCGGTCGATGATCTCTTTGATCTTCGTCGCGGCTCGCAGCGTATCAATGACCGCCGCGTCGCTTTCGACCTTCAACACCTTTCGGCCCTGACGCCACGCGATGGCGAACCTGTCCGCCCCCTCGCGCTTGGGATCAATGCCCAGCACGAGCGGCCCGAACGGCTCATACGTGGCCTTGCGAGCCCGCAGCACGTCCTCCGACCGGATGAAGCTATCATGCCCGGTCATCTGGAATGCCTCGGCCGCCGTGGCCGGGTATTCCTGGGCGAACAGCATCGGGTCTTTCAGCTCAGCCAGCTTGGCCCGCCGCCATGCCATCTGCTCATACGTCAGATCGTACAGCTCGGCGTATTCCATCTCTTCGTCGGTAAGCCGGAACTCACGATCCACGGGCCTCTGGTACTCAGACGACCAGAACCACGGGACGAATATGGCGATGTAGTCGCCCTGCCCCGCCTCTGCCTGCTGCCAACGCTCGTGGAACTCGCCGCCGACCCCGTTGGCCGTGCTCTCCAGAATGATCTCTGTCCCCGGCAATTCAGGAACCGTCTGGACCACGCCAGCAAAGTGAGCCGACGCGTTAGGCCAGAAGGCCGATTCACTTCCGTGTAGAAGCTGGATCGTCTTTGACCGGCCAACCGCCTTGGTCCCTGCCGTTCCGACCTGATACCCGCTATCGAGCCGGTCGAAGAACAGTTCCTTTGCGTTCGCCGCGCCAGTCGAAGGCTTCACCAACGCCGGGCAATGCTCATGAAACCGGTTGGCCATCCCAAACAGGTTGTCCGTCGCGCTCTGTTCGTGCGTCAGGATGAACACCTGCACGCCCGTCGAGTGCGTGACCCGATGATAGAACCTCGCGCCGATGTACGTACTTAGCCCTTGCTGGCGTGCCTTGAGAATCAGCGCCCGGACGCGGCCGGTCTTTTCCCGCTGTTCCTCGATCCTCCGATGCACGTACAGTTGCGCTTCGTTCAGGACCAACGGCTCGATCCTGCCGGACTTGGTCCTGATCTTGAGGCAGCGACTGCCGTAGTGGCCCAGGTCATCCTTGAGACGCTGGCGGATGTCTAGCTCTTCACTTGAGAGCTGCAAGGGCGTCCTCGTGTTTCAGCGTAATAGACCCAGCATGCGTCAGGTCCAGCTTCTCGCCGTACTTCTTCGGAGCAAGCCTAGCCGCTACCCATTTGCGCGCATCGACCCGGAGACGGTCGCGCTGAACATCGTTGAGCACCGTCGCGCCAGTCTCCGGATCAATAGACGCTGTCGGAGAGTCCGCAATTTCCACGATCTGATCGAAATAGTGATCGGCCTGCGCCTCGCGCGCGCCCGTGTAGTTATCCCGAAAGCCATCGTCCTCTTGCAGCCAGCGATAGACCGTAGTCTCGCTTGGCATCCACCCGCCCTGTTGATCAGCGCAGATTGAGCGTAGGCTTTCGCCATTCGCCAGCCTGCGACAAATCTCGTCCGCGATCTCTTGCGTGAATGTGGACGGCCTGCCGGTCATTTGCGGCTTCCCTGCTTACCGCTCCCTTGGGGCTGGCGGTGGGGTGGTGGAAATAGTTCTGTCGGCTAGTTGACAGGGTGTGTGGGTATGCTAGTCTACGGTCATCGACAGGGAGTTAAGCACATGACCACCGCCCTTACCACAAACCAGTCCGAAGCCCTCGCGGTTCTTTCGCAGTATGTCGGCCAAACGGTTCTGGTCCTGACCAGCGGTTACACCGCCAACGTCGCCCCGGAGGCCGTCGCCCAAGCCGTTGGCGGGACGATCAAGTCCTCGACCCTGCGCGGTCTGGCCGCTCGCGGCTTCATCCGCATCGACACCAGCATGTGGAAGGGCGCTCGTATCACCGTCCTTCGCACCGCCTAATCAATCAATAGGGAGAGAGAAAATGACCGACCCGAAATTCAGTATCGGCGACGATCTCTACGTCAGAGACCCCAGCCGCTTCGAGCGAGATGCGATCAGCATCATCGGACGGG